GGGATATAGCGCTCAAAATCCGACTTAGTTGTTAGTGCCATTAGATATTTCCCTTTCCGGTGTTTAAAGTTTGCTCTGCTGATTTGCCCTTGTCGAGGGTTGTGAGGATCGTATCCTGGAACATAAAGCGCAGGAACGGATATTTATTTTTCCAGCCGTTGTATTCGGCAATGAAATTGAGCGGCTCGAGGATCTTGCGGCGGTACGGATCGACGGTCGCCAGGAAGATGAGGAAGGCCTCGCGCTTGTCGGAACCGGCGCCGGCTCCCATCTTGCTGCCCGGTGCAAAACCTAACAGTGTGGGATCCACGCCCAGGGCGTAAAGCAAATTGCTCATCGCTTCCTGGTTGTCGTCTACCAGCATGCCTTCCTTCAGCTTGTTGTCGATCGGCGTGATGGTTACGCCCTGCACTTTATCCTTCCCGTTATTGATTGTTTTGAAAATGGAGGCGATGGACTTGCCGGCATTTTTGGCGCCGGTCAGGATGTCGTTCCAGGTCTGCATTTCCTTTGTGCGCATGGCCAGTTTTTCGGGCTCTGTGGCTTTGGTATAGGCTGCGCCGAGCTTCTGATCGAAATAATAATCAGGCAATTCAATATGAAACTGCAGCACCGACTGATGCTCGAGCATGTGCTTTTTAAAATTCGGGATAGCCTCGATTACTTGCATCCAGCCGCTCTCCCTGATGCCGTCCCAATGCGCCAGCTGGTAATAAGTTTTACCCGGCGTCGGGTAGCTGACCGGGTAAATGAAGCTATCCTCGTTCTTTAGCTTCTTTGCCTCCAGCACCAGGTTGTAGGCGTAAGGGTTGATGGCCTTGAAGGTCTGGGTCAGCGGATCGTCGATGAACGCGCGCGGCCAGTTGGCATTTACATAAAGGTTATCGCAATAACCGTATTCGTTCTGCAATCCCCACCGGCAGAACGGGGCCTCTTCGGTTTCGATCTTCAGGATCTTAGTGTGGTTGACGCTGAAAGTGAGCCGAGGGAAGACATTATAGAACCAAAAAAGGTCGGTCAGCGCCTCATTGATGTACTTTTCTGTGCTTGGATGCCACAAAAACTGGAAGATCTCCGGGTCTTTTACGACGGTAAATTTTTGCTTGCCCTGGTCGTCCCAGTCCAGCTCCACCGGCAGCACCGATTGCCCCTGCGCCATGCACACTTTTTTGTCGAGTGTAGGCGCAATTATTGAGCTTTTGCTCACCATTTCGATGACCTTTTGCGGGAAATTGTTCATCCTTCCCCAGGGCGCAAAGCCCAGGGCCTCTGCCTGGTAGTCGCGCACGATCGGCGTTGAGCCGGCAACGCCGCCCTTGTACATGACATTGTTGTAGGATCCACCGGCGCCGGTGATCAGTACCGCCCGGCCATTGCCAGGCAGCAGCGCATAGTTTTCATGGATAATTACCTGGTTACTCATGCTACTGCCTGGCCGTTAAGTTCAAGGATCAGATCTATATGGAGCTTACGCACCTCGCTCGAGCCGAGCGCGCAGATATTGCGCGTGCGATTTTTATCGTGGTACTGAATGCCCGGCCGCATCTTAGCGGTCTTACCAGGGCGGCCGAGTTTCGACAACCGGGACAGCACCGCGCGTTCGTAAAAAATCACTTCGCCGCCGGTGCCGCGGTTGACATCAGCGGTCACAAATTTTATACTGAAGGGTTTAGGTCGCCCGCTGGCCAGCACACGTTGCATGATCTGCGTTGCCTCTCTGAGCTTTAACATAATGCTAAAGTAGAGGGGTGTGCAGCGCTGTTATAGGACAGAAAAAAGAAGTAGATTTGGGCTAACTAAACTTAATTACGATGCAAGCAATGATACAGCAAGCTGCAAAGCACTTAACAAAAATCGATACGCTCGAAGCTACGATCCGTATCCTTTCACACAAACTGGACAGTATCGAAAAGGTGGTAAGCCGCAACGATATTCGTGCCGAATTCTTTCATGATAACCTAAGCGGGCAAACGATGATTTATTCAGCAATCCTATCTGGGTTACTGGTAATTGCAGCTTTGATTTCCTGGCAGGCTTTATATAAACCTGTTATTAAAAAGATAGATAAATTCGAAAACTATTTTATGGAAAATATCGGAGAAACCAATGCAAGTATAATTGTTCTTCGCGGTGACGTAGACAAACTTAAGGACGATCAAAAAACTTTAATTCCAAGAATGGATGCGAGGTTTAAATTACTCCAGGCTCAAGCATTAATTAAAGATGAACCTGACTTTGTATTGGCAATTGTCGCAACATTGGAAGTTGCGAGGTTACTCTTGAAGTCTAATGAGGAAAAGGTTGCAATAAAGTTGCTGACGCATATGACAGAAGGGCCCTTCAAGATCCAATTGAATCCTAATACGTTAAAAGAGAAAGATAAAGTTGTTCAAACGATAATAGAAGAGGTTTTAAGTAGCAAGGCTTCGTCATTAACAAAAAAATTAATAAGTGATATTCGAATTGCATGGAATGACCAAATGAAAAGTTGTTAACGCGCTAAACTAATAACCTTTTCTCAGCGAAAATAAGCGGATTTATTGGCATTCCTGTTTTCTTTGAATCCACTCTGCACCATGTTTGGTTATTTTCACAATGTCGACAGGTGGGGCTATTTTAGTTGGTTGATATCGCTGAGCAGTACTAACCAGTTCGTTTATAGCGTAAACCTCCCCTTTGCTCCAAAGATTAGGATCATAAAGTTCCTTAGATTGCTGAATTTCATAAACGTTACCAAACGCATCAATATCTTTAACTATAGACCAATCCCAATTGACTCCTGTATCGTCAGGAACAAAAAAAATACATTCTGCAAAGAGATCATTATTAAATGAACCAAACAGTAAAATGACAGTGAAAATGCTATTTTTAGGGTGGTATTCTGAAAATTTCTCGCCTAAAAATATTCGCCTGTCACGAACCGCGCTGTTTACTCTTGCCGGAACAGTAATGCCAATATTATTTTTTAATGATGCTAATGACCGGGCAATCAATGCCTCTTTGATACCAACTTCTATATTTTCTGTTGTATAGCCAGAAACTGTGTAAAAGATATTGTTAAAGGTTTTGATTTTGCAAACGGAGTGATATTCAGGAATTACTTCTCCATTCATGGTCTTTTTAAATCGAGTTTGACGGCTGTCAGCGCCGCAAAAAAAAGCATCACCGGATTTTTTGGTTATTATGCAAGTCATTTTTGATAAATATTCTCATTGAATTTACTTTAATTTTTTATAAATCAAATATTTACGAATAAAAAATCTAAAATTCAATGCGTTTGCCAGTTTGTTGACCCCGCCACGCACTGTTTTGAAATTGCAATTGCAGCCGGCGGCCCCGCCCCATATATGAATGGGGGCCGGTCGTCCCCGTTTAATATGGCTTTGGTTATTTTAGGAACAGCGTCTCGAGCAGGCTGCCTTCCCCCATCATGTAGCGTTGGTTCTCGCCCCAATACAGGGTATCGGCAGCATCACTAAAGTGTGTGGTGCTGCGCTGGTCAATTGTGAGCTTTCGCTCATCAGACTTATCTTTCTTGTACTCGTCGCCGACTTGCTTGAGCGCGGCCTGCTGCATCGACATGATCAGGTACTTGCAGTTGCTCCGGTTGATCCTGGGCTGCAGGAACCTGGTGTCGTCACCGGCAAACCCGTAACCCCAAAGCAGGTACCTGGCATAGGGGCTCGGTGTGTGGCCGATGTTGATCAGGTTCATCTTCCAACCCTTCTTATCAAACAGCTCCTGGGTCTCGTCCATGTAGCTCAGCGTGCTCGTTGCGCTCGTACCTACCATCGTGTGGTCGTAAAAGAAGTCTATCTCTTTGGTCGGATAGGGTTGGTAGTATTTGCACGTCTCAGTCACCAGGTCTTTTAACCTCATGGGGTGTACCACATACGGCGCGTTCTGAAAGCGCAGGTACTGGCCGAAGCGCTGGCCAACGCACATGGGGTTGATCGATGCGTTATAGTCAATGCTCATCGATAGCGGCCGGGTTCTGTCCAGGTCACCATCCTTACGGCAGTCTATGATGCTGTCATCATTAGGGAGGTACAGGTTAAGGCTGTCAACAAAGGTATAATCGACATCATTATAGCAATGGTAATCCTCGTCAAGCAAAGCGTAAAAGCCGTGCTCGACCTGTGTAATTGGCAGGTTGAGAACGGATGTTTGAAATACCAGGTCAGGAAGCGTACGTTTAAGGCGCCGGATAAACTTCATGCCCAGCACCTCGACGTTATCAAGCGTCGACGCCCGGGAGTGATAGACAGCTATGGATCGGAGTTGATTCCATTGCTTCAGCAACCGGTGGTACCGTGCGCGCTGCCGTTTCCGGTAAGCGTCGAACATGGCCACGCGAACCGCCAGGATGAGCCTGATCAGTTCGGGATCCTGTTGCTTTTCCGACTCCAGCAGCCATTTGGCCTTCGGCGAGGTCGGCATGTCAGTAGCATAAAGTACGGAGTGATGTACCGGTATGCCGCGGAAATAACGCTCGTTGCCGCGGTTGGTTGGCAGGAGCTCTTCATCCAGGCGTTGCTTGTTGAGCAGTTTGGCCTCATCCCCTATGATCCAGTCAACTGACATGCCGTTCGACGTTCCGGGCCTGTCCTGGCTAACCAGCGATATTACGGTGCCGTTTCTCCAGTAGATCGTATGATCCGGTTTCAGCGGGCCTACGTAAGGTGTCGGCCAGTCTTTCGGCGGTTGTTTGAAAAGGATGAAATCAACATCCCGCTCATAGCCCATTTCCTCCCATCCCTGGATAACCGGCGGCAGCGTACGCTCCACCAGCTGCAGGTAGGTCTCGCCTACGAACACACCGCGCGATCGCGGCATCGAAAAAATGCATTCGATTGAACGGGGAGCTATCAGACCGGTACTTTTCCCGGTACCGCGCCCCCAAATGGCGGTTTCCTCGTTGGCGCCGATCAGGCTCGACCGGAGCTGCGGCTTATTGAAGTGGATCTTGCGAAGCGTGACATTCGCCGCGTCCTGGGGCTGATCGCCGAGCAGGTCAAACAGGTCAATCGTGTTCTCCATTGCCCAGGGCCTCCATAACTATCTCGGCATCTTCGATGCACTCCAGTTCTTTTTTCTTTTTGACGTAGAACTGAGCTGCCAGCTTTTCGATATTCGGAATATCCTCGCCATCAACCAGGCGCGCGTCGTACACGAAATTGTTGATGATCTGCTTTACAATCTTCGGCGGTTCGAGCTCCTTATCATAGCCTCCGATCTTGATCAGATTCTTATCGCATTCTGCCGCGATTTTAAGGTCGCCGCGGGCGATGCATTTAGCTCGCAGGGCCTTTATCTCCTCAATGCGGATGATCCGCTCAAACTCGCGGTTAACCTCCTCCAGTCGCACATATAGCCGCTGAGCGTTGGCGATATCCCGGTAAGCTGTAGCCTCATCGATCCCGTATTGCTTTATGAGCGCTGTTGCAACTTCCCGTTTGATGGTCACCTTCCAGGATGAGTACACCAGGCGAACGAACTTCCACCGGTCGAGCTGGGCCTGCAGGTCTGCCGGCAGCTTGTCCTGGTGACGCTCGTCAAAATAATATTTGACGATCCGGTCGAAGTTATCCTCGAACTTCTGTATCTCGCTTTTGCCCATTATTTAAAAGCCTCCAGCTTTTTGCGAACGACGTCGAGTTCTTCCTTGTACTTTTTGAGCAGCTCCAGCTGGCGCTGCAGCTTGTCTGATTTTGATTTTCTCGCTTTAGCCACGCCGGCAGTGTACCTGGTAACGTAGGTGCGCAGCGTCAGCTCTCTCGACTTCAATTCAACGGGATCATCGCCCACCTCCAGCTTTCCGCTCGGCAGGTACCCGTGCTCGTCGTAAAATTCTTTCGTCGTGAATATCTGATCCAGGCGCCGGGTGATGTCGAGTATCTTAAAGGCTATAGTTTTGCGTTCAGGCTGCCCATCGGCTTTTTCTGCCAGGAAGCGAAGTTTTGCCTTCAGCTCTGCGCGCTCGTCCATCAGCCGGCCGGCTTCGGTGCTTTCGTCCTTTAAGAGGTCAGGCTTTTCAGTTTCGCGCTGATCAGCGAGTACCTGGTGGGCATCGACAGCTTTTTTGAGTTCAGACTGGAGCTTTTCCCGGTTGAACCGGTCTTCGCGTTTTTCGAGCAGCCTGATGAGCGCCCGATTATCCGAAAGCTGCTTAAACAAGGAAAGCCCGGCCGGGTAATCAGCAGGGCTTTCCAGCCATTGTTTACATAACTTGATAAGGTTAGGGTTAGACATTATTTGCGTTCGCAGACATTTTAAAGAACACAAATAAAAACAGGTGCAATTGCAGTATATAGGACGCTAACGTCGCCTGATCAGCCAAGCGAACTGCATCGGCGGGCCGTCGATCGGGGCAAACTCAAACCCGTTCTCCAGCAGCACATGGGTAACCTCCAGCGGCCCGTATAGTGCCGGCGCCGGAAAGATGTTTTGCAGGGCGTCATAAATTTCCTCGGTGCCAATAAATGCCTCGACGTCCTTAAAACTGTCCACGCGCTCGTAATGCTCGTCGATCGCATCGGCCAGCTGCTGTAAAAATTCTTCTTCGGTGGTTGGTTTCGACTTTGCCATAATAAAAAAACAAAGCCGCCAGCATCCCGGCGACTTTGCTACATTCTAAACTAATCTAAATCACAATGAATCCCCTCGCGGGATATCCTGGTCGGTTGTCACATACGGGCAACCGGTTTTGTAAAGTTCCTCGAGCTGATCCTGGTTCAGCAGGGACAGATCTACCGTAACACCGTTATGATGTACCGGCCCTGGCTCAACACCTGTTACCTGGTATTTGGCAGGTTTTTCCTTTTCCTTAGCCATTAAGCTGCAGGAGTTAAGGGAATACTTGCTGTATAGGTCAGCACATCCGGCATCCAGGCCTCAACGGTGAAAGTGACACCTTTGCCGCGGCCGGTAGTCTTGTCGCTCTTCCAGTCACTGCTAACGTAAGCCGAGAAATCAGGGCTGCCGAGCTGGAAGATGGTGCCATCAGGCAGCGGTACCAGGAACAGGAACCTGTCGTTTTTCGACTCGTTCATAAAGCGGATCACTTCCTTGTGCGAACCAGGATGAAAGAAGGTGATCTTCAGCGCATGCGAGCGGCCGTCGATTTGGCCGTTCATGGCAGCTTCGAGTTCAGAGGTATCTACCGTCGTGTAAAGCTGTGTGAACTTCATGCCCGACTTACATACGTGAGCTGTAGCCACAACGTATTTATCCGCTGGATCTACCGGGCTTGCGGCCGGTACCTGGATGGTCGCCAGGTCGTTTAGTACACTGGCGAAATAGAGGTATTGTTTAGTACCTCCCATGTTGTTCTGGGCGCCGGTGGGGCCCATCATATCTTTATAAGCCATTTGAAATTAATTAAGGGTTATCGGATAAGGTTATTTGATCAGGCTGTTACCAGGTAACTTAATTGGCCTTTTTAAGCACGCCGTAATTACCTTCTATCAGCTCGGCCACCAGCTGGGGGTTAGTCTTCAGGTCTGCCGATGTGTATTGCACCCCATCGTGATTAAAATGGTGGATCACCGGCACATAAAACTGGCCTTTATGATTTACGATGCTTTGATCGCCTGCAGCGGCTATTTCTTCGTCAGCTTCCGCCAGTTGTTTTTGCAACTCATCGTTGATTGCCTCCAGCGATTTGACCTCTTCCTCATGCTGTGCCTCCAGCGATTTGACCTCTTCCTCATGCTCTGCCACCAGCTCGTTCAGCTTTTCGATAAGCTCGTTTTTAGCAGCGACCTCAGTCTCGATGGCTTCGCGCATTTCCTCCAGCTGGCTCTGCAGCGTCTGTATCTGTTCAGCCTGGGCGCCAGGATCGTTTTCAAGACCATTAACCTGGACGGTTAAAGCCTCGATTTCCTTTTCTGATATTGCCAGCAATTCGTCAAGCTCATTGGCTTTAGCCAGCAACAATTCTTTACTTAGTTCTTTATATTTCATGATTGAAAAATTTCTTAGGATTGGGAAAAAGCCCCGTTTCCGGGGCTCTGTTATGGTTTAGGTTAATTAGGGCGATTATGGAACGATACCGTATGATATCGACTTGTTGAAGGTTTGTCCGAAGTTTACGCCAACCTTAAAGTCCATTAGGATCTTGATGGTACGGTCGAACTTCTGTACGTCGATATTAAACACCGAGCTATCGATACCTTTATAAAGGTTCTCTTTAGGCGTAAAGAATATCGGAGACGTTGTCGGCTTGCCGGGTTCACGGCGGAGCATCGCATTGGTACCGATCAGCGGAACCTCGGTAACTACCGGGTACTGCATGGCGGCAGCGCCATTGGTCACTACCAGCGTCGGGTTGATTACCGGCTGGAATAAACGAACATACCAGTCGAAGTGCTGAGGAGCCAGATCAGCCACAACCGGCATGTTTTTGAACGCCTCGCCCAATGAATCGTAGATCAGCTGCAGCTTTACAGCGATGTTCGATGAGGTTAGCGTACCTGTAGTAACGCCCACGATGTTTGCATTTGATGCGGCGATCTCCGCAGCCAGCAGCGTATCGAAACCGTCCATTGTTGCGCCTGAAGTCGAACCTGAAGCATTATACACGCCCTGGTAGATCGCATTCAAACGAATATTTTCTTTAGCCTTTTGGATGATGTAGTTCATAATGAACTCCTCAAAAGGCATTTCTATTGGATTGGTCGGGCTCTTGGTTTTACCGAGCCAGCTTTTTTCGAGGATCTGTGGTATCAGCTGCAGATCGACTTTACAGGCTCTTGCCCGCAGTATCCTTGCTCCAAATTTTAACGCATTGGTCGTAGGGGAGAATGTTGTAGGATCTGCTGGTTTTACGATGTCCGAAATGTCAAGGTTAGGTAAAGGGACTTCGTCGGTAACATCTTCTAACACATTGAACCTGGTCGCTTCCATATCGTCCAATAGCACGTTCGTTGTTAGGATATTCCGGTTCTCCTGGCAGTATGCACCGAGTACACTTACCAGCTGTGAAATATCCAGCGACTGAAAAAACGCCGCTTTCGGTAAGCGGTAATTGAGAAACACCGGCACGCAAAGAATTGCAAATACCAGGTATGCGATTGGCTGGCTGTCGAAAAAAGATCCGACAAGCCCGCCAATCAGCACGGCAAACATCAACTGTGATGCTTTGCCGATAAGGTTTAGGTTTTTTAACATAGTTATTTTAAAGGTTAGGGGTAAGACTTTTTAGGGGTATCGTTTTTGGAGAGAAGCAGGATTACTTTTTAGCAGATCCGTTGAGCTGCTCTTTTTTAATCTCCCAGCTGTATTTTGCTCTGTTTTCGCCATCTGGCGGTGCGTCGCCTCCCGATTTTGTCTTTTTACCGTTGTTGCCGCCCGCAGGGGTGTCGGTCTCCAGCGCTGTGATCTTCGCATTAGCGTCGTTCAGATCTTTGGTTAACCTGGTCACTT